TGGATGTAATGTGCACTGATAAACATAAGTTGTACCAGCAGCAAGTGATTGAGGTACTGTCCAATATTGGACTCCCTGATCAGATCCACTAACACCGTCTGTGACTGCTGTACCACCAGAAGTCTGTCTTAAAGCAAGAGGGTGTCCAGATCCTGTTTCATTATTAAATCTGTATGTAAATCCTCTATAAACATATACTGTTGGGTTGTCAGTAGAGGCATTAACTCCACCACCTGCAAGTCTATATGCACCGTTACCATTAGCAGTGAAATTAATTCCAACAGCAGCAGACTCAACTGGCTCCCATGCAGTACCATTATAGATTATGGTGTTATTCTCAGAAGCAGTAGTGCTGAGATATAAATCAGCGTTAACCGTTACTGTGTTTGACGTTACAGCAGTTGTTACACCCTGGCCACCTGTCACAGCGAGGGAAGAAGTTGCGAGGGCAGCAGTTGTGGTACCACTGTCTCCAGTGATTGTCCTGAAGACTTCTTGACTTACGTTTGGAGAATCATTTGTAATCGTGAGATCGTCTCCACTAATAGCAGTACTAATACCAGTCCCACCAACGAAGTTAATAGTAGAAGTTGCACTACCTGCGGTTTTGTTTCCTGAGTCACTGCCTATTACAGAATATAAGTTTTGATCTGGAGCACCTAATGCTCCTGTCATGTTTATTGTGAGAGTGTCTCCTGCGATGACAGTCTCGATATTAGTGCCTCCCGCAACTGTAAGAACATCAGTAGGAGCACTAGCAGTAGTACTACCAGTGTCAGCAGTGATTCCTTCAAATAAATTTTGAGTGGTTCCACCGCCACCACCACCTGATGAATCATCGTTTGCAGGTTCCCATGCAGAGTTACCAGCATTCCACTTAATAACTTGTCCATCACTAGGTCCACCTCCAACGGTCATATCTACATCACCAAGATCACCGAGACTATGATCTTCACCTATAATTTTCTTCCAACCACCACTAGTTGCAACTCTTGCTGTGTTATCAGCAACTACAAGAGCAAACATACCATCATGTGTACCAGAATTTGGTAAATCTCCAGCAGTAGCAAAGGAATTAGTATACTTTAACTTACCATCAGCACCGTCAATATATGTTAAAGCAGATCCTGTGCCACCAGCCCAGAGTTGAATGTCTCCTGTGCCATTTGGTTGGACAGTTATATCACCATTAGCAGATGATATAATTTTATTACCATTAACATCTATATCTCCAGTAAACTTACTGAAATCTCCTTCAGCAAACTGAGCACCATTCCATTTCAGAATTTGATCAGCAGCAGGAGTGCCAACGTTAATTTGTAAGTTGGTATCGTTTCCGAGATTGGTATACAATTCGTCAATGACGCTATTCAATTTGATAGCACCATCTCTCAGACTGTCACCAGTTCCATCGTTTGCCGATGATCCAATATTGAGGGTTTGCTTTGCCATGATAGTAGTCTTTACAGTGTTATTTAGGTGCCATCATAAGTTTGTAGTGTGGAGTCGAGAGTAGATGAGGTACTATCGAATCTATTATCGGTGCTACCACCGCTTCCTGTACCAGTAACTGTTAGTGTTACTGCATTAGAATCTAGTGGTGAGTTAGATGCTGCTTGTGGTGCACCTATAGGACCAGCAATTCTACAACGATATTTGTATCCAGTCATGTATGACAGGGCAGTAACTGAATAGGTGTTAGTTGTTGCTCCAGTTATAGCAGCAAATGCGAATCCACCATCAGTAGATCTATACCACTGATATGCCACAGGTCCATCTTCTGGACTGACAAGTTTAGTAACTGTGAATGTAGCAGTTTCACCAGCATTAACAGTAGCATTTTGTGGTTGTAGACTGAATGATAAGACAGGTGCAGGACCGCCACCTGCTCCTCCACCACCTCCAGCAGCAGGGGTCTCACTAGTGAAGGTAGTATCAATAGTTTCTCTGGTCTTTAGTCCAATAATAAAAGGAAACTTAGTAATATCTGTGTTAGTTTCGTCTACTGTTAGGAAATATGCATAAGTGCCGTCCTGATATTCAGGTGTAATAGCAAATCTACCATTATGAAGGTCTAAATCACCAGTACCTTCAACGTATTCATAGTCCTCCATAAGAGTACCAGCTGGAGGATTATCAGCTGTGTTACCATAATCGGGTCTTCCTGCTATTTCTGTGTCTCTTACAGCATAACCAGTCCTCATTGTCCTAGTACCACTCAAATTATCGAATGGTACGTCGTATCCATAAGGTCCGTAGATGGGAAATCCATCAAATGCTATGCCAATTATCTTAGAATGACCGTCTGGGTGACGAATATTATCTCCATTATACTGAGTTGCACCATAATAATCGTTATATGATGCCATAGACGACCCTGATCTCCAACAATCTAGGAAATGTGGGTCATGATAGTGATAAATTCCGTTTTGCTCTGGGTGTCCACCACAAGAATCCTCTCCAGAGTTAACAAAAGTCAGATCACCAGCAGCAACCCAACTAAAACCTGATGGAGGGTTGAGTCCAGCACCAGCAGAAGGGTTAAAAATAGCAACTCCATTACCAGCAATCCCAATTTGACCTAAAGGAGTATCAATTCTTGCATTTCTTTGGTCAAAATACTCCATTGTACCACTTACAGGAGTCGTTGCCTGATCTGCTACTATGAAATCTAGGGTCGTATCACTAGATAACCAACACTCACCATCAATAGAGGTAAATGTTGTGCTTCTAAAGATGAATTTTTGCTTCAATCCATCACTGAAAACAACCATTATCTCATCATTAACTGCAATATCAGGATTACCACCTGTAAAAAGAGTTAAATCTGTTGCTGAGATGGTCGCTCTCCGAATATATCCGTCATGCGTATATCCATTATTATCAAATGTGCGAGCAATTCCAAATGTTCCTCCACGGTATAAGAAGTCATGGTCCCAATCCTTCTCCTGAATAGTGTTAGGGTTATTATCGTTAGGAAACGCACCAGGAATCACAGGAGCAGGGAGGGCATCCGATGCTACTGTGATTACTTTAGTTGCGTTATTAAAGGAAGCTGTTGCTGCCATTGTTTTACTTTTATTTAGATGTCGTCAAAGATCAGATTAGGTGTGAAGTTACTGATTACAGTAGCACCTGTCTGGACGCTTAGGATAGCGGATAGTGAGTAAACTGGAGTTGCACCAGCAGCAGTGATTGCGACTCTATATTCGTCACCATCGTCTGCCTGTACTGTAGCATTTGTGTTATATGTTGCTTGGTTAGCACCAATAATGTTGCTCCAAGTTTGTGTACCATACTCCTTCTTCTGCCACTGATAATTCATTGTCTGACCGTTAGTTACAGTAGAGACAACTGTGAATGCAGCAGTCTGACCTTGGTTAACTGTTACGTTAACTGGATCTGTAGTGATTGCAATTGTGCCAGGATCAATACCTGCTCCACCACCTTCTTCACCACTTGGACCTTCACCAGCGAGTACGTCAAATCCACCGTTAATTGGACCACCTTCAGGAGGTGTAAAGTCATCTGGGACTACATTATCGATTGCAACAGTAGGTGCAGTATAACCAACACCACTAGTCTTAACATCAATACGTGTAATACCCATCAATGCCTTAAGTTTTCCGTCAAATCCTGAAGAAGAGATAACGTCAACGTTAGGACGTGAAGTATAACCATCACCAGGATTGGTTAGTACTGCGTTAGTAATCTGTCCAGAAGTTATAGATGAAATAGCATCAGCATTTCTACCTTTAACAGATCCAGTATATTCAAATGTGATTAAGGAGTTAGAAGATTCAATTAGAGCAACTTCTCTTGGGAATTCTTCACCCTCTATATCAAGTAAGTCACCTGCTTCAACTGGAGGTACGACTGTTGCAGCAATAACGTCTGCGTCAGATCCAATGTATGAGAAACCAACGAAAGTTGATCCCGCACGTGGGACTTCAGCAAAGATTATACGTGATCCAACGATCTCGTATGCAACTCCAGGTTCCTGAATGATACCGTTAAGTGAAACAATAATATTATTCTCAGGACGTATAGTGTTAGAAGAAACACCTTCAGTTAGAGTTAAGGAGTAGAATAGACCTTGACGCTTAAGGTTGAAGGAAGATCTCAATGAGTCAAACTCAAAGGAGATATCATCTAACTGACGTAACTTACCAACATAGTATCCAATGAATTCAGATCCAATTTCAGGTGCCTCAGCAAATTGTATTTTGTCTGAGAATGCAACGTAAGAAGCATTACCACCAGGAGGTTGTAGAATACCATTAACGAATGCTAATAGGTGACCAGCAGGATCAGGGAAGTATGCCTGACCATTAGAAATGGTTAGATCAAATATTGTTTGGACTCCATCAAATCCTCTGAAGTAACGATCAACTCTACCCTCTAGTGTG